TATCAGGTGATGTGCAGCTTGAGCTGCCTCGCGCCGGTCCGGGTGAGCGATGAAGTAGCAAAAATCACAGACGTAGAAACTACGGCCGAGGCCGTTTGAAAGGATTGATCATGTCGGATGAGCAGCAGGATAACGCGGTCATCGATCTTACTCTCGACGAGTTTTGCTTGCGCCTTTCCAAGAGCGACAAGCGGGTCGAGCTGATCGGTGCATTTCACTACACCGAAAAAGCAGCAGGTCGCTTCAAGGACGCCGAGCAGAACTACCAGACTCGGTTTGAGGCATTCGTCAACAAACCCGTCTGAGGTCATACATCATGAGCGTCTTTTTCAACGGCCGCCTTTGGATCTCTCCCGCCACGATGTCGGCGGTGGATGATTCTGCAATGGGCAACAAGAATCTTACCGTCGGTAACGTGGTGGCGCTGATCGGCGCGTCCGAGGGCGGCGAGCCCAACACGGCGCTGCGCTTCGGCAGCGCGGAAGAAGCGGAAGCCGTTCTGCGTAGCGGCGAGCTGCTGACCGCTATCAAGATGGCCTTCGACCCGAGCTCCGAAACCGGCAGTCCGGCGGAGATCGTCGCTGTGCGCGTCAATCCTGCCGTTCAGGCTTCGCTGTCCCTGCTCGACGGCAGCAGCAATCCGGTCATCACCCTGACCTCGAGCGACTACGGCCTGTACACGAACCAGATCAAGGTCAAGGTCGAATCCGGCTCGACCTCCGGCAAGAAAGTCACTGCGCAGCTCGGCAACGACTACTATTCGCAGGACAATCTGGCGCGCAACGCCTTCCAGATCCAATACACCGGCGTCGCGCTGACTGCCGTCATGTCGATTTCCAACTCGGCAATTGTTCTGCAGGCACCCAGCGGCTCGACTGTGGCGACGATCGACCTCAACACCTACAAGACGGTGCAGCAGGTCGTCGACCGCATCAACTCGGTCGCCAACTTTACCGCCTCGGTGCTGGACGGCAACGGCCAGACCGCCGCTTTGAACGGCCTGGACAGCGCGACCTCGGTCGATGTCAAGACCAGCGCCGCCACCGCCACGGCCAACCTGCAAGCCGTCGTCGACTGGATCAACAGCATCGGCGAGGGCTTCATCGATGCGGCCCGCGTCACGAATGCCGGCACGCTGCCGGCCAACATCGGCTTTACCTACCTATCCGGCGGCTCGGACGGCACGATCACCAATACGCAGTGGAGCAACGCTTACACGACGCTGCAGACGGTCGATGCGCAGTGGGTGACGCCGGTATCGAGCGACCCGGCCATCCATGCCATGAACGACACGCACTGCGCGTTCATGAGCAATGTTGGTCGCCGCGAGCGTCGCGGTCTCTGCGGCATGCCGCTGAGCTCGTCCGATAGCGCCGCTCTGACCGCCGCCAAGGCGCTCAACAGTGACCGCACGTCGTTGGTGCACCTCGGCCACTACGACTATGACGACAACGGCAATCTGACGCTGTTCGCGCCCTACATGACGGCCGCCCGCATCGCGGGTGCTTTCGCCGGCCTGAACCCGGGCGAGCCGATGACCAACAAGTCGATCAAGGTGCGCGGCCTCGAGCGCGACCTGCGCAACCCGACCGATACCGACGTGCTGATCACCGGCGGCGTGCTGTGCGTCGAGAATACGTCGAACGGTTACAAGGTCGTCAAGTCCATCACCACTTGGCTGAACAACGACAATTACAACCGTGTCGAAGTCTCGACCGGCGTTGCCCTGGACTTCACGGTGCGTAACGTGCGCGAGGCGCTGGACGTGCTGCGCGGCCAGAAAGGCGGCCCGCTGATCCTGCGCCGCGCGGCCAGCATCACCGAATCCGCGCTGCGCAAGCTGTCGGTGCCGGAGCCGAACGGCCCGGGCGTGCTGGTCGGTGACGCCGACAACCCGCCCTACAAGAACATCCGCGCCTTCGTCGAGGGCGATGTGTTGGGCGTCAGCTTCCAGTGCTCGCCGGCCATCGGCGTGAACTACATCCCTGTCAGCGTCTTTGCCGTGCCTTTCAGCGGCTCGGCGACGGCATAACCGGAGGGTAAATTATCATGGCAACTCAGAACTTGAAAACCCGCTCCGGTAACCGGATTGCGGCAGTCTTCGACGGCAAGCAGATCGGCCTGCTGCAGTCGGTCCGCATGAACGACGATTATTCGCCGGAGCCGGCTTCCGGCATCGGCGATATCCATGTTCAGGAGTACGTGCCGACGATGGCGCGACACTCGATCTCGGTGTCGGCGATGGTGCTGAACAAGGGCTCGATGATGTCGGCCGGCATCGCAATGGAGAACGGCGACGCCGTGCTGCAGGGGCTCGTGTTCGACATCGAGGTCTACGACAAGGACACCGGCGACCTGCTGCGCAAGTACATGGGCGTCTCCTATGCCTCCGGCGATATCGACATCACCAAGCATGCGATCGTCGTGCAGTCCGGCCAGTTCAACGCGCTGGACGTGCAGGGCACCGGCGTCTGATCGGTCCGCTACAGGAAAAGCCCGCTCCGGCGGGCTTTTTTTTTGTCGTGATCGGACAATCACCGTACTGCCCCTTTAACCCTGATTTTTGGAGAACCTTATGAGCCGCACCCCTAACGCGAGCGATTTTCATGTCGATGTTGATGGCATCGGCCGGTTTGCCTTCGGCCGCCGCACGATCAACGACACCTACAAGATCCGCGCCGCCTATGCGCGTCTGACCGACGGGAATTATGACGAGGATGGCAATGTCGGCGATATTTCCGCGATCGCGCTGGTGACCATCCGTGTGCTGCTCGTCGCGCAGCCGGACGGATTCGATATCGAAATGCTCGACCCGCTGCTCGACGATAAGTGGGAAGAGAAGATCATGAAGGTGTGGACCGCGCTTCGCGATAAGGAGCTCTCCTTTCGCCCAAAACCAACGCAAGCGGGCGAAGGATCGGGCGAAGCAGCTAGCCAATAGTTACGAGCTTTGGTTCCGCGACAAATACAATTTGGCGCCGACCGACCCGCGCTTCCTAGACGCGACGCCTGAGCAAATTGAAACGGAGTATTGGGCTTACCAGTACCGGGACAACAAGGTGCAGGAAGAAATCGAAGACGATGATTTCAACCTCGAAGCGGTGCTGGCAGAGATTGAGAATAACCCGGGCGAGTGGGAAGACGTGATTAAAGATGACTGACGGCATAAAAATCCCAGTATCGGCAGATGTCGGCTCGTTTCAGTCCGGAACGGCGCAGGCCGGCAAGAGCCTTGAGCAGCTTGGCAAGACGGCCGAAAAGGTCGCGCAGAAGAAGATCAACTTGATCGACGAAAAGGCGCTGGATGCCAGCATGCGGCGCCTTGAAAAGCGATTCGAGCAGTTCTTCAAGCGGGTCGAGGACGGGGTAAAGAAGGTCAATTCCGCTTCAGGAGGCGGCGCGGCCGGTGCGCCGTCGCCTTCGTTGCCGCCTCCGCCTGCGCTGCCGGCGCCTCAAGATCGGCGTCCGCGCCGTCCGGTGAATCGCTATCGCTACACTAATTCGCCGGAGTTCTCGGATGTCGGCCATAACCTGCTGAGCGGGTTTGGTGGCGGCTTCGGCCAGATCGCCTCCTATGGCGTGCGCGGTGCACGGGCAGGCATTCGCGACGCCGAGGCGTCGGGCGGCTCCGGCGGCCTGGGTGGCTTGGGCGGCTTGGCTAAGGGGCTCGGCATCGGCGCGCTCGCGTTCGGCGCCTATAAGCTGGCCGGCGCCGCGTCCGAGGGCGTCGATATGGCGAAGGAACGGGCCAATTCGCTCGATGTCCTCAAGCGCCAAATGGGCGACCTGGGCGTCAGCTTCGAAAGTCTGAAGGTCGTCAGCGAGTCCGCCGCGCAAGGCATGGGCATCAACTCCAAGGAGGCCGCCGACCTCGCTCAGCAGTTCAACAAGCTGAGCCGTGGCGGCGAGAGCGGCTTGGGGCTTGCCGAATCGGTGCGAACCGGCGTGGGGCTGTCGCGGGCCTATGGTCTCGACCCGTCCGCCGGCGTGGGCTTCCTCGGCGGTATGCGCAACATCGACCCGAAGCAGAATAACCGCGAGCTCGCGCTGATGCTGGCCGAGGCCATCAACAAGTCCGGCATGAGCGCACGGGCGGACGAGCTCATGCAGGCGATCCAGTCCTATGCCGCCATGACCTCACGCATGAGCCTGTCGTCGCCGAACGTGTCCGCCTACGCGGGCGCCTATGCGGGCCTTATGGGATCGGGTTACGCCGGCATGACGCCAGACGTTGCAGCCGGCATCCTCTCGCAAGCCAACTCTGCCGTGATGAGCATGGGTGGCGCTGGCGAGGCGGGGCAAAATTTCATCCTGCAGGCGATGCAGCGCCAGGGTGCCATTGACCCGATCGCGGCACGCGCCCTGGCGGAAGGCGGCATGTTCGGCACGCGGCGGAGCGTGTTCGGCGGCGGCCCGCTGGCGAAATACTTCGGCGGGCTCACGGGTGGAAGCGGCGCCGATGTCACCACTATCGATTCCATCAAAGCCTACCTCGACCGCCAGGGCATGAGCCCCGAGCTGAAGCTGGACGCCTTCAAGAACCTGATGCACTTGTCGTCCTACTCCAACGCGGCCGCGCTGATGGACATGCAGTCGCCGACGCTGGGGCGCCTCTCCGGCATGATGAGCAAGTACGGCGTCGACCCGAATAGTCTCAATCCCGAGGGGCTGCAGGGGCTCGCGCGTATCGCGGACGCTTCCGGCAAAGGCGAGCTCTCGTCTATCGCCGACATGTATATGCGCCGCACCGGCAAGGGCGCGCTGAACGACGACGAGAAGCGGACGCTGGAATCCGCCAAGGGCATGGACGAGGAGTCCTTGCGCGGCGCCCTGATCAAGATCGCCGCCAGCAAGGATCAGGAGCAAACCGACGCGACGCGCATGCGCGACAGCCTGAAGTCGATCGAGAACGCGCAGATTACGGTCGGCGATAAGCTGCTGGTGCCGCTGATGGCGATGAAGGACTTGCTCGGCTACATGGCCGGCGGCGGAAAGAAGTCGCAAAAGCAGATCATGACCGATATCGCCAACCTCGAATACGAGGATGGCGCTGGGCCGCTGAAAAAGCGAAAGGCGGAAGTCGAGGCACGGATTGCTGACTCGCAAAATCGCCTGTCGAACATGGACTTCAATAAAAAACACCCGTTCGGCGGCCTTTTCGCTCCGGATCCTGAGTTTTACAAGGGCGTCCAAGACAAACTTGCGGCTGACCAGTCGGAGCTGTCCGGCATCAACGGTCAGCTCGACAAACTGGATGCCGAGCGCCAGCAGCGCTTGGCGCCGGTGATGACGGACAGCTCCAAGTGGCGGGCTTACCAAGGGCAGGGCAATACCCTGTTCGATGCGCTGATCCGCGCGGAATCCGGCGGCAGGCACTATGCCAAGGATGGCAGCCTGCTTGCCTCGAACAAGGGTGCGCTCGGCATCACGCAGGTCATGCCGAAGACGGGCGCCGACCCGGGCTATGGCGTGACCCCTCTGCGAAACCAGACGGAAGAAGAATACCGCCGCTTCGGCCAGGATTACCTGAGCGCGATGCTGAGCGAGTTCGGAGGTGACCAGCGCAAGGCGTTGGCCGCTTACAACGCCGGCCCGGGCGCGGTGCAGGATGCCGTTCGCAATGGCGGCAGCGGATGGCTCGATAGGCTGCCCAAGGAAACGCAGAACTACGTGTCGTCGATCATGCAGGACGCGATGGGCAGTGCCTCGCAGCTCCCGACCTCGACACCGGCGTCGTCGGGCGGCGCCGGCGAGACAACGCATGTCGTGCGCAATGAAATCGTGCTGAAGTCGTCGGACGGCAAAACCTCGACGATATCGAATGACGTGGTGATCGCGGTCCCGCGTGGCGCCGGGACCAAGAGGTAAGCCATGAAGCGCATTCCTGTTCGCCATCCCGGTATCTCCGTCAAGCTGATCAAGAACGTCGGTCGCTCGCTGCTGTCTGGCAGCGCCAGCGTGTCGGAGCGGTTCGCCGGGCAAAATCGCATCGTTGACCTCGAGCCGTTCCTGTCGGAGCGCAGCCGCGTCACCGTGTCCAAGTCCGTGCGCGAGCCGGCTGGCGGCTTCTCGATCACGTTCGTCGATCGCATCGACAATGACGCCGAGGATTCGCTTTACGGCCTGTTTGAGCCGATGGACCTCGTTGAAATCCGCATGGCGAGCAAGAATGCGGCCGACGGCTCGGAAATTCCGATCATGATGCGCGGCTTTATCTCTCGCGTGCAACGCCGGCGCGCGATGGGCGACGACGGCAAGCCGATGCGGACGATCACGGTCACCGGCCAGGACTACGGCAAGATATGGCAAATTTTGCAAGTTTTCTTTCAGCCGAACCTGCCCGATGTCGGCAACATGATCACCAGCTTTCCATTCTTCGCCCGCTTCGGCCTGTCGATGCAGACCATGCGCGCCGATGAGTTCGTGAGCGAGGTCTTTGCCAAGATCATCAACCCGTACATTACCGACATGGGCGGCCAGGGCGGCAACACTTCGACCTCCCTGATGACGATCACGCCGGATATCGAAATCGTCGACGGTATCGTCTCACCGTTCGGAGTGGGGGGCTGGCGCGGCGGCACGATTTACAGCCTTCTCACAGAAAATTGCGACGTGGGGCCGTGGAACGAGCTCTTTATTGAGGACCGCGACGACGGCCCGTATGTGGTCTACCGCCCCAATCCATTCATGACGGCCGACGGCAAGACCTTTATCCAGCCGCTCAAAAAGGTGCCTGACATCATCGCGATCACGCCGGAGGACGTGGTGAGCCAGGACGACGAGCGGTCTGACGAGCATGTCGCCAACTATTTTTGGGTGGATTCGCCGCGCTTCGCGCTAAACCACGGCGACATGCTGCGCGCGATGACGCAGCAGGGCGACGCCTCGACCTTCTTCATTCAGGACTACGGCAACGTCAATCCGAAGCTGTACGGCACGCGCAAGATGTGGGAGGCGACCCAGCAGGGCGGACTGCAGGAGACCGACAGCGGCAACGGCACGCCGGCGGGCGGCGAGAGGCAGATCACCGAGGCGGGCGCGATTGCCTGGATCAACGCGCGCCGCAAGCAGCTTGTTGAGCAAAATAAGGACAACGTGCTTTTTGAAACCGGCGGAATGCGCCTGAAAGGCAACGAGAGCATCCGCGCCGGCACCTAT